GCATTGACGGCCGGCGCCGTCGGCGCAGGCGACCTGTCGAGTACAACAGGCATAACGTTGGCTTCAAACAAAGCCCAGATGTCGGCACAAGCTCAGAGCGATCTTGCTGCCCAGGGCTTGCTGTCATCTGGAGAGAAGCTTGATACCGCCGCCGCCGCACTGACGGACGCAGCCGATTATATCAAGGCCAGCGGAGGAGCTAGTTCAGCTCCCGTTACCGTCAGCATTACCATTAATGGCGGCGATGTAGCACAAATTAGACACGAGGTCCAGCAAGCAATAAGTGGCGCACTCGGAAACGGGGCACCAATGAGAAGAAGCTCAGCAGCACCGCCGCCCATGAAATAATCTATGACAAAACTCAACCCACTAGACATTGTTGATGCTCCGAACCAAGATGCCATACTAGGAAGAAGCCTGGTGCGATGGTACTCTCCGGTATTTGGCTATGTAGATATGTACATAAATCCTGAGACATTGAACATATCTGAGAGCAAAAGCCTCACTCAAACAAGAACTAAGGCTGGATTTATTCTTCAGTATGCTGGTGAGAACCTAACGGAGATTTCTGTCTCTGGAACAACAGGTTCTTCTGGAGTAGAAGGAATAAATGTATTGCATTCTGTGTATCGTTCAGAACACATTGGGTTTACTGGAATCGCCGATCAGCTAGAGCAAGAATATGCTCAACAAATCATCAACAATACGGCAGCCAACGTAGCTGATGCGGCACTTTCCTTTGTCGGAGCAGATCAACAAATTATAGGGGCGATTGGCAGTTCTGCATTAAACTTCTCGAACCAACCATTCCCGTCTTTGGCTAGCTTGGCGGCAGCAATCGAGTTGCGTTTTCAAGGAGTTACGTACAGAGGTTACTTCACAAGCTTCTCATTCTCTGAACAAGCTGGCTCGCCAGGACTGTTTGATTACAATATATCGTTCACCGCCTATGCGACGCTCGGACAGCGTCATAACTTTATGCCTTGGCACCGTCAGCCAGTTGGTCCAGCTGACTCAAATCGCAAAGACAATTTTACTTTTGCGAATGGCATACAGGAGTCGCAAAGAATTGATCTTCCCCCTCCCGAACCCATCGAGAAGCTGCCGAAGCGGTCACCAGAGCTAACAAAAAGCAGGCAGCTAAGTGTAACTAAAACAGATCTTACTACTCAGATTGGATTTGCTCCTATTCGTGGTGTAGTCGAAAGAGAATAAATCGGAGTAAGAATGCCTATTTTTCAGGGCACAGCCAAAAACAAATTTGCTTCATTTACGAACACCGAAGACAGTGGAAAGTTAACTGAGATTCTCACCAAATCTTTGGCGTCCGCATCCGCATTGCTTGGTGGCAGTAAACAATTTGCTGATTCATTTGTTGAAGATGGTTCTGTAGATGTTCCAGGATTGCAGACAAATGATGCCAGGTACACCAATCTTAAAAAACCTTCTCGCCGTTCGCAGTTTACGCAGCGGCCAACCGCTACTGTTTTGGTCAAAAAGAAGCAATTCTCTGCACTAAGAACCAACTATGAGACAAGGTACCTTGACGACTTGGAAAAGCTGTACCTAAGGTGCATCAAAACTTTGCTGAAGCGCAAGTGTGATGAGATTGCGTTCTATGAAAGCCTGATCAACTTCAACTCTATTTACGAAAATGAAGGTTTTCTCAATATTGACCGCTTGGCTGATGCCACTACAGAGGGATTTCTTGGTTTGCTGATCGATACGCTCGGCCTATCGGGCGTAGGCTCTATCCTTTCTACTTTCGCAGCCGATGCAGTTTCTTTTAACGGAGGTTTGGCAGGCCTTCCATCTGCTGAAAGGGAGAGCCTTGCAAGAAATCTTGATTTTCTTGGAGACATATATCGCCTCAAGCAAAAGAATGACATGTCAAAGTCTTCTGCCTATACTCGTTGGGTAGAAGCTCCAAATGTGCCCGACTACACTGGGCTTGGCACAGGCACCGGTACGATAGAACTTAACCTAATCTCATCTTTGACGACGCGCACCACTGTAGGTGGCGGCACAGGGTCAGCCACACTAAGTATCGAAGATCCTTACCAGCTTATGCTGATTACAGATAATGATATTGAGATCGCCGTCAGGAACGTAACCGCTACTACGAATGGATTGACTGGGTTCTTTTCGCCAAACGCATCCGCTAAATTAGAACTGTCTCGCACATTGGACACAAGACTTAATGAATCCAGATCTGCCCGCAAAGAGCCGGTCATATCATTCTATTTTGATGAGGGTCGGCCCGTATTTGAAATAGATGGAGTGGACCAGATTCCTGCTGATATAAATGCTGCCGCCATACCTTCTCCGTTTGATGCTATTTCGGAGGTTGAGTTTTCAAGATATAAAGACATAGGTCTTTCGTCAGAAGACATCGGAATTGTTAACCAGATACTGAAATTGCTGCGCGACTACAGCTCCGATATGCTGTTGTCGGTGGATATATTTTCCAATATGAATTCGCAGACTGCTGATTTGCGCAAACGTATGCGCAGAGATTTCCTTGGTCAGCATCTTTTGCAGCCAGTTGATCAAGTTAGCGTATTCATCAACAGTCACACCGATGACGTGACACCTCGTGGTGGAGCCAGTTCGGCGTTAGCCGGTAAGGTCGATCAGGCCTTGACAGCAGAGCGCGACTCGATCTCGATGGATCTCATTGAGCAGGAGCGGCGCGACCTGGCTCCCTCAATTCCATTGGCAATTTATGGAGCGCTGAGAAATCGAAAGATTTATCGTTCTGATGGCAACTGTGTATTTACCGGACTAATACAAAGCGTATCAGATTCTTATGATGCCTCTGGTGGTCGATTTTCTCTATCTGTTCAATGTGAAGATACAGCAAGTTATCTTCGGATGGGGCGATTCACATTTAAGCCATCATTGAATAACACGTTTGGCCTTGTGCATGATCCAGTTACTCCGTTCAAACTAAATGTCGACCCCGTTACAGGGCTGGTGGATGGTAGCAACTCGCTGGTCCTCATTGATCAAAACTTGACCCGTATGCCATATCTTTCAGTGATGCATGGGCCGAATGCCGGCAAAAAACTTACTGATGAGTCAGCTCTGATATCAGATAAAGAAGAGGCATTTGTACTCAACCATACTCCTGGCCTAGTTTATCAGTGGAAAGAGGGCATCATTACTGCGACCCCGATTACCCCTGGTCCAGAGATCCTTAGAGGTCTTTCTAATACCAAAATTGGTGGACAGTTTGGTGGGTTTTCTGTAGTCGATAGTCCTTTTGCAGGGATGGACGCAGCAAATATTGCCAGTATTTTGATTTGTGGCCAGCCGTACAATTACACAACTTTTCTGCAAACTGTACGCACATCTGGTGGGTTTTCTACTGACTCGTCAAATGGCACGAGACATTTTTTCAATGCACTATTTGACTCAACCAATCGTATGGCCAGGTTTTACGGAGACTTCGTTCCAGCGAAAGACTCTTCTCTATCAAGAGATAGTTTGGTTGCAGCAGCAGAAATCACTAAGACAATCGAAGGACTTAATGCAAGTGTGCAGAAGCTTTTGTCCAAACGTGCCCAAAAACAAACGGAGTTTCTTGCAATTAGCAAAAACGCCCCCGATAGCGCTGCCCTTATTCAATCACAAATAAATGCGATTGAGGCTGCAATAAACCAAATCTCCACACAAATCACTGCGTCGATACGCGCTGTACCTCCTGGGATAGACGTCTCCATCGAGGGAAACGCAGTATTGTTTTCTAGCGAAGATGAGCGGCGGACGACCGATATTCAGCTAGAGTATCGATTACGTAGGAAGCCAGAGGACGTCAGGCTAAACATAGACAACAACTATTTTGTTGTTTCGTCAAAATATGACTCTAGTGCTATTATCCAGGCCTTCAGCGCGGCGATTGCATCTCAGAAATATGATCTATATAACGCTGAGTACAAAACCCCATATGATATAATCACAGATGCTTGCACAGCTCTCTCTTTAGAATTTTTCTCAGACAACAATGGCAATATTGTCCTTAGGCCTCCTCAATATAATCGAATTCCGCTGTCGCTGATGCTTGATATAATTCGCTCTCGTGGTGATGGTGGTCGTTCTATTCTGCCGCCATTTATTGCAAACCTTGCAGTAGATAGAGCCGAAAACATAAAGGAGCAAATTCTGGATAATGAGCTGCAGCTTGCGAGGAGTTTGTATTCGATAGCAAAGTATAACATACGTATCGATGGGTCGGCAAATCAGATAACCCCCATGATCAAAAAAGATCAGAGTGGTACTTTATACGTTCTTCGCACCGATGCTTTGACCAGGGAGTTAGAGGTACTTAATGAGCTGGAAAGGGGATCATCGCGTCGGACATCGACATTTGGGCCAGCCGACAGACTTTCGTTAATTACGAGTGCAGAGAGAACTGTGCAAGCCCCTCTTGGTGAGTCTACAACAAACCTTCAGGCCGACCTTCAGGCCGTAATACTGAATCAATATTTACGGCAAGGCAAGGCTTTGTCTGAAAATCTTCGTACCGAGGCAGCCGCTGATGCAGAAGAAGCGCTGTCGAAACTCAAGTCTCCGACAGCGGCATTGACGATAAATACCGCTGTCACAAAAATTGGCACTCTGTATAGCCAACGATCTTCTTTGATTAGGTCGCTTTCTTCGATACTAGATCGATACTCTGAAGCTGCCGCTTCTCCTGGCACAGCTTCTCTTGCCGCTCTTGCGACATCTTTTAGCCCCATGCTTTCCGCCAATCTTCTGATGGGTGGAGATTCTCTGAATTCTGACGCATTTAGCATCTCACCTCTTTTGAGAGATATCGTAGAGGATGACATCAACAACATCGAGGGTCCAGGCAGTGCAGGCCGCTTCATAATAAACGACGACAGAATTCTTTCTGTTGATATGAGTCACTCGCCGCCTACGTTTAACCAAGTTGTTGTCAAAGGCGCAATTAACTTCTTGACTGGAGCTGATGATGGACAAATTGCTGGAATTCCGCAAATAGTAGCAGAGGCAACTGACTTTGATAGCTGGCGGCAGTACGGACTAAGGGGTACGCAGACATTAAAGCGTCCTGATTTTACTTCTGCAGATCAGCAGTGCGCGCCGTATGCGGTAGCTGCCCTGTTGCGAAATAGACAATCCATTCATCAGGGCTCAGTTTCTGTGATAGGGAATGAGTGGTACAAGGCTGGAGACAACGTCTATCTTTCGCACAGAGGGATGGTTTATTATGTAGAGGAAGTTTCTCACAGCATTTCGCTCAACGATGGCAGCTTCACCACCGGCCTCTCACTATCTTTTGGCAGACCGCTAGGAGAGTACGTGCCCACCCCTACTGATTTGGCCGGCACTGTTCTGCTTAAGAATACATCGAAGCTAAACCAATATAGAACGAAGCGTAGTCCGGTCAGTACACAGTCTACCGTAATTCAACTGGGTACTGCTAACTTTTCAAACTATGATGCTCTTCGTGCAGCGGCTCGTGACAATATTACTTCTGGTGGAAGCAGTCGCATCATGAATCAGCTTATGGCTGATGTCGATTCAGCTATAAGGTCTGCAGTAGCAAGATCGATAGCTAAGTTTAAAATTTCTTCTGGTGAAGGCCGTATTGAAGTAAGGGCATACTATGCCAGTACTGTAGATGTGCCTCCGTCATCCAGTGGCGAAATTTTCTTTGGTACAAAGTCTGTGGCTGATGAGATCGTTAAAACAGTCAAAAACAGGTTTTCTGAAATTGCATCAGAGGTGCAACTGTCTGCTGGCTGGTCAGGAATAAATACTGAAAGCGCTCCATCTGCAGAAGGAACGACGTCTCCGCAAGTCGCTGTTTCAGCGAAAACTTATGACATTTCTGTAGATCTCGATGAAGAGGGCAGAAAAGTACTAGCTATTCCTTCAGAAGAGGCTTGGTTGAATCCAGTCAACCTACAGATCGGCGGAGGGCTATTTTCTTCTGGAGAATCAGTACAACTCCCGATAAATGCTGTGGATATCGTCTATATTGTAAACAAGAATCGAGGCAATACCAAAGGCAAGGCATGATACCATATATCACAGTCAGGATAGCAAGGATAGAGGAGTTTAACAGGGCAACGGGCCGCTGCACTATCTCCTATTCTGACGGCAGTGGCAGCGAGCCTACGTCGCAAGCTATATTGCCGCAACCACTTGCTGTGGGAGAAAGTGGTATTTTTGTTGAGCCAACCAAAGGTGCACAAGTGCTTGTTGATCTTGGCTTGATGAATCAACCATACATTATATCGTACCTACCTGATTTGCTTTTTGAGCAACAAGTTACGTTAAATAACTCAACATCACTTCGGTCGGGATTTTTAACCAGACCTATCGGCCAGCCAGGCGAAGTTACGATAAAAGGCTTTGGCAATACATATACCCGCTACACTGAAAATGGTGATATTGAGACTCGTTTTGGAACCAGCAAAGCCATTTTTGATTCAGATAATATCTACTCGCTTTCGGCGGAAGCAGAATTCGTTAGTTTGCAATCTGGCTATCAGGTATCCGGTATAGTGAGAAGAGAGCTAAGTGGGCCCGCTGGAGACTTGCTCGATAAGCTTACCGATCCGCAACTTGAGTTTGCTTTGTCGGATATCGCAAGGAACTCTTTCCTAAATTCTGCACTAAAAAGCAGTCCGGATCCCAAGGCATCTACAGCGAAGCGAAATCCGCCCTTTGTTGAGCAGCGCAGTGTTGTGTACGAATTTGCAAGAGATTTTAGTGCTGGCTCACCTGCGTATGAGAAGCAGCTTTATGAAAATTCCAAAACGGACCTGTATGAACTCTCAACGCAGCGACAGGGTGCAAGAACGGATGCGCTTGGACTAGGCCCGCTTCAGCACAACGTATTATTTGAGAGTATTTTTGGCACAACTGTCGATACGTATGGTAATGTTCTTGATATTAACCGTGTTCCACTCAATATAGGTAGTGTCAAAGACAATGACGTTGATGAGCTTTACCAGCTTCTCCGCCGAACCATCAAGCTTCACCTTGAACTGAATTCGAGGAAACCTGATAAGCCAGACGTTAGTCGTGGCAAATTGGATTCTACAGAAGCAGTTAACAAAGGTTCTTACCCAGGAAGCATTCCTGTTATTTCTGATCACTCTCGCTGGTCGATTGATGTCGATGCCGAGGGTCAAACAAAAATAAACATACCGGCGTCTTCTAGATACGGTAATATACCCGTGGCTGCGCGTTATGTGGCAAAGTCTTATTACGAAATCGATAATGAAGATGATCGTACCGCATACAATGTTCGCATAAATCCTGACGATGGCGGGAAAACTACCGATATAGTATTGCTGAACTACAACACCACTAGAAATGGACCATCAAAAGGCGTAGTTATAGAGGGCGCCCCAGAAAGTCGAAACGAGTCATTTTTTTGGAATATGCCGTATCATGATTTTACTTTTAACGACATTCTTTCCAAGTCCCAGTTTTTCTATCCTGGCGCACTAAGGGGGGAACCGCTTAGTTTGAAACGGGAGGCAAGTTATTCTCAGCGTCTTTCTGGATTAGATACGCAAACGACAAGCTCGGCAGAAATCCTCAGTGCAACATTGCTATCTAATTCACAAAACGCTAATGCCGGTGGACGCAGTCTGCACATGAATCTTGATGGCAGCGCAGAATTGTCTTTTGGTGCAGACCAGGCAGACGGAAAATCACTACTTGTTGACACAGCTGGCTCAAGCCTAATAAGGCTAGGAAAAGATCTAAAAGGTAGATCGCTTGTTGTAGGTGCAGATGGCGACGTAGCCCTTATTGTTGGTGCGAGCCGTCGGGCCGATGAGAATGATGATGTTTCAGGCGGATCACTCCAGATATTTGTGCAAAACAAAGGAGGGGACGTATCTTCGATTCAGATAATTGATGGCAATATCGTAATCAAAGGAGCACCTAATAAAAACGTTATCATAGAGAGTGCCGGAAATCTCGTCATGAATGCAGGAAAAGATCTTTTCCTTGGCGGCGAAAGAATTTTCCTGTATGGTAAATATGACGAAGACGGTGCCAAACTCGGTGGAGAGCGAGAAGTTGTGCGTTCAGGCAACAAGGTGGTCTAATGGCTGATGACTCACTAAATATACTTAATTGTGATTCCCCAAGTGTCGTGGAGCCGAGACCGCCTGACGACGTGCTGGCTGCATTCTATTCTGTTGCCCAAAGTCTTCTGCCTGGGTTAAATATACCTTATAATCTCGGGTCTCCGTTGCGTAATAGTGCGGCAACGTCTTCCCCTAACTATGATCTAAAGCTGCCTGCTGGCGTAACTATTCCGAAAATTGATGACCCATCAGCTACCAGTATGCTGGGCTTTTTGGTACCAGTAATGAACGCAATCACAATGGGACTGGCTATTCTTGGTCCAGTCAAAGTTGTTATTGATATCATAATAGCCATCATTAATGTTCTTTGTGCGATTCCAAATCCGCTCAAAATTGCTGAGGCGCTGGCGGCACTATTTATTGCATTGATTCCATTGCTTGGCTTGTTTCCAGCCACCGCAGGTCTCCAAGTTTTGCTCGAAACAGTAAAGTCAGTCATTATGATCTTGACTTCAATTCTTATGCAAATTTTGCCCAAGATCGACTTGGTGATTGAGAACGTAGAAACCGCAATCGCCCATATTCAGGGCAACAATCCCGCTGGCGCAGACGGAGCAGTGCAAAAGATCTGCGTAGTTTTGCAAACATTGCTTGATGACCTAGCGGTACTTTCTCCAATCAACAAAATCCTGGACTTGATCAATTCTTTTATGGGCTTAGCTGTAGGAGGAATATGCGCTCCCGGCGGAGGTTGCTGCGACGACTGCCCGTCTATTGTACGAACCCCCCCTTCTGGCAGTTGTACGCAAGAAAGTTTTGATACAACGGCCAATACGACAACACTGCGACTACAAACCGCTTTTTGGACAGAGAACTATCTAGGTGCATCCCCTGTCGGCGTTACTGTTGGTAATGAGATTCCTGTAGCACGTCTGATTGATCCTATTTTGCTTCTTCTTGGTCAGCAGCCAGCGGCTACAAATGATGCACCGCTTGGCAGTCATCTTATCGACTTGGCTACATTTGCACCATCAATGTTTCAGGTCACTTTTGACTTTCGGGCTCGCCGTAGTCGGCCCAGCACAGCAACAGCCAGCGGTACACAGGTAACTATTGAGATGACAAGCGATCATGGCTTCTCGGCCGGAGATATCATCGAGGTAGCAGGTGGGTGGTTGGATGGAGTTGTTGATGGCCGGCATACAATAACGTCACTGACTGATGATTCGTTTTCATATGAGTCCGAGGCATTTGCCTTTATTGAGACTCGTGTGAGCGGGATGACAGTCAGAAAGGTCTATAATGTGTTGTCTGCCACATTGGCGATAGATGATACCAATATTATTTTGCAAGATGTTCTTATTACCATCCCTACTGTATTGGAAGACACTCCATCAGATTATTTCATGTTCGCTGATGAATCAGCTGTTCTCTCTGCAGAGCTAATGACGCAAGGCTGCGTATCGTCAGTTAGCAATGCTCGCGACCAATACGAAGATGAAAGAGATTCAGACTTTCCGACTGCAATCAGAACAAATAATGGCGGTACACTACCGCCTAACGCCGGATTCAACTCCCCTCCTGATGTATTGCTCGGGGCAGAAATTCCTCGGATAGATGAGGATGGAATTAAGCAAATAGTCGTAGATTTTGCAGCCAATCCAGCTGCTGCCAGCAGAGCTGCTGTATTTGACAAAATAAATCTAGAAATTGATCGCTTTAGAGATATCGCTGCCCGCTCATTGTGTGTACTTGTTAGCTCTGCGAACTCACTATTTACCAGTGACAGGCAAGTTCTTGACTTCTCAAGCGGAGTCTGTACGATAACATACCAGCCCAGATCTAGAGACAATCAGCCATTGCTGATTGGCTTGCCCAATAACGTAGATGTTAACTCAGTATTTACGACTAGTTTTGGAACCCTTGGACCTGTGTCTTTTGATCCGTCCACTGGCTCATATACTGCCACGTTGACGGCCGATACAGCCGGCATAGCTTCAGTAAGAGCGTTTTTTGTAACTACTGATGTTTGTAATTCACCCAGAAGTGCAAACTCACCCCTGCAACTTGATATTTCATTCCTTGACGGCACCGCCAGACCGCAACGCAAAGATCGCAAATACATACAGTCTGCTGGTGGAAGGAGGCGCTAAATGGGAAATAGTAGAAAGACCGTACCTAGTACACAGTTCCTATCTGTTGGCGTTGACTTTTTGGCAATGTATCAGTCTGTATTCTCATCATTGCAGGAAACTAGAAGCAATGACGGAATTAGGCCCGGTCATGTCGTTACAAGGGCTGATGACGGAAACATAACTGAAAACGGAGAAAGCATCCTGAATGCTTTCTATCGTTCTCTTGGTCTACCTGCACTTAGAGACGATGCTGCTATATTCCAGCAGTTTGGGTCAGAAACTGCAGATGTCTCAGCATTAACGCAAAATGATACCTTGAATTATTTTCATACTAGTGAACTTAAAAACGGCTCCGGCAAAGCAACTTTTATCGCCAATAGGGAGGCCGCACTTCAAGGCCTATCATCTACAAAAAATGGGGCTGTCACACCCACCAATGTGGTGGCCGGCTTAGATTTTATGATGAATCCAGCAGGCGTTGACTCTGGCAGCAACGGCGGGAGGCCCTCTATATTCCCGGCATTTGTGGCAGGTGACGTAACGGTATTTCCTGTAGCTAGACGGATTTGCCCGCTTTTTTACCCTGGAGAATTTAATGAGGGGTCTGTGCCTTCATCAAGGGCTTTTATAGAAAGCGTCATCTACAACTCCTTGTTTACTACAGAGAACTCTGCTGCTGCAGCAAAACTACTCATAGACAATATTGTTGCCACTACTGGCAATACGTCACTGACAAAAGAGCTAGGTAGCAAAAACATACTAGTTTTGCGATTTCTACAGAAAGCCTATGCGGCCATGTCTGGGGCAGCAAGTCAGTACTTTGCCATTCTGTATTTTCGGGATCAGCTGCAGCGCAAAGTGTCTTACGTTCCCGCTCTTAAGCGCAGCGGACCTGCTGTCAAACAAGGATATTACGACCTTCAATACAGTGAACTTGTTACGTTACTGAAGGGAAATGCTGAAGGAGAAGAGCTACTTAAGATTTTGCCGGTTCCTGAGCTAGATAGATTAATTCAGTCACAAACGGCTGAATTGGCCGAATTGGATAGCTTCTATAACATGCTGCCACATAACATTTTTAATACCGAGGCGCAAATATCTCTTGATTCCAGTGGAACGATGGACCAAATGCCATCAAAAATCCTGTTTGCTGACCTGGTTGTCGATATTGCAACAGTGGATCGAGCCAGAAAAGCATCAGCTTTGCTGGAGTCACTGGAGCAGCAGCGGGTACTGAGAAACAATCTGGAATCTGTGCGATCTCAGCTGGAGATCTTCTCTGGAACCACGACAGGTTTGTCGATATTCGACATTTTATCTTTTTTCATTGCTTTTTATTTACTTCCACCCAATCATCTAATTGGACTACTTAATGATACGGCCATCGAGCGTCTACGCGGCCGGTCGACGTCATCGGCATTCAGTGGAATCGCGCTAAATGAAGTAATTGACTCTCGCGTTTCTATGCAGGAAGCTCAAGCCAAGCTTGAGGAACTAGTTAGAGAGCAGCTCAATACTGCTCAGAAATTATTCGTCCAGGCATCAGGTAACAAAAGATGAGTTTTGACTTTAAGCTTATTAGTGGTAGTTTTGCCCTTAATTCATCTGGTGACATAGATACTGTTGAGCATAATGATAAATTATCTCAAGATGTAATTCGTGTTATCGCGACAGCCGTTGGTGAAAACAAATTGCATCAATGGTACGGTACGACCATACAAGACAGAATTGTTGGCAGCGGTCTACCGCGTTCTCTTGTAAAAGAGGAAATAGAAGGAACTATAAGATTTGCATTGCAGAATCTCAAATCTATCCAGGAGCAGACCGAGCGAGCGGGGCAAATCCTTTCTCCTCGTGAGGCAATCAGTGTCATTGAGAATGTTTCAGTTACCGACACCACTGATCCACGGCAACTTTTTGTTCAAATTTCAATCCGCACAAGATCAGGTAATCGACTGCAAGAGCAAGTCTCGCTTAACGTCTAGGTAAAAAATGGCCCGATACAAAACCCTTGAAGAAATAATTCTGAGCATGTTGGATTTCGGGCGACTATCGCAGCCAGGGGCAAACCTTGCACCCGGTTCAGTTATCAGAGATTTGATGGTAGATATGCCGTCAATAGAGATAGCCAAAGTATATGATGAACTGAGAGTTGCTGCAGGCTTTCAGGATATAAATAGTGGATCTGGATCTGAGCTTGATAGAAAGGCTCGGAACTACGGTTACAGCAGACTCTCGGGAACGCCTTCCACTGGAATTGCTGTATTTACGACAAACGTTCTTGATTCCAATATCCAGATTCCAGTAAATACCATCATCACTGCAAGAAATGGTCAGTCGTTTAGAATCACTATCGATACCGTCGTAGATGCATCAAAACCCAACATTTACCGATCTGTTGCCACTAGGCTTTCTGCCGATTTGCAAACAGCCGGTATATTTGATCAATTTGCCGTAGAGGTTCCAGTTACGGCCAATAGTGTAGGTCCCTCTGGAAATATCTCGAAATTCCAACTAGCTACCTCTAACATTCCTGGGCTATCTACCGTAACCAACACATCCTCTTTTCGTGGCGGAGCTGGCGTTGAAACCGATACGGCGTTTAGGTCTAGGATAATTTCAGTTTTTCAGGGCGCAGCAATTGGAACAGAGACAGCATATCTGTCTGCAGTCAGAAATGATAGCCGCATAGTGTCTGCGTCACTTATTGGCCCCGGCGACTTGCTGATGACACGCGACGGCACCGTAATTCAAATAGATGAAGAGGGCACTAGGACAGTGATATCTAGTGGTAGCGGTGGAAAAATAGACATTGTTATTCAGGGCCAGGACATTAGACAAAATATTGAGTCGTACATCTATACTGACCGCAGTGGCAGACTTGATGCTACCGATATTACGAATCGCTTTATGCTGGGGCAAAGAGAGGGAACCGAGCTGATGGACTTTCCTCAGCGCCGCAGAGAGGCCGCACTTACTGGGCTTTATCCTCTACAGCCGGTGAAACAAGTTGTTTCGATGGCAGGAAGTCTATCTGGCCCCAATTTCATACCAGCCTATATTGATGACTTTGGGGTTGAGAGAGGCAATTTCAAATTACTCAAAGATGACGGTGCTTACGCTGGCAGCGCATTCGGCTTTGACTCAATTGAATTTATTTCGAATCAGATCGCTTTTGAAGATGAGCAGATCTCAAAGCCTCACGCTAACAGCTCTGATCCGCTGGACTTTACCGAAGTGCTTGAAATCAGAACAGCAGATCAAATTATCCCTATTTCCAGAGAAGTAGTGTCGGTCGATCCGTCTGATCGTCAGTTTGTAACGCTGCGTCATACTCCTTTTCTCTCAGTAGATCGAATTACAAATATCACTACTGGCGAAAGATACAGAATTGTTTCACAGAACCCCGATGGTGTTACTGGAGAACAGAATATGACCGGAAGAGTTCAGATTACTGGCGCTACGTTGCCTCGCTCCAATGATGTCGTAGAAGCAAACTATGGTTGGGCCCATACATTTGATCCATTCATGGACTTCGATAATCTATCCTATAGCAACAGAATCAGAACGGCTGTCGATAGCGTGGACTGGGGATATGGTTCACGTATCGAACTAGAAGAGAGCGAGACTCTCTATTCAGTCGGGGATGGATATCATGTACTTACGCAATTCCCGATTTCACGAATAGTTAATGTATTTACGTATACTTCTGAGTCTGTTGCGCGAGTAGATGGAAAGTTAGTCCTTGCCAATCCTATTACGGCTGTACTTAGTGTAAGAGATTCAGACAATCGAGAGTGTTTCTGGACCACTGCTGGCGATGGATCGGTAAGTGGTAGCACCATAACTCTGCCTTCAGATACTTTGCTGACAGAGTCGGCTACCGCCACCGTCACCTATAATCAGCTCGATGTTTATAGTCCGGCAGGTGTCGACTCAGGAACATTCTCTTCAAATAAAATTACGCTATCTGCTGAGTACACACCATCAACTCCCGTTCTTGTTGATTACGTGGCTGCTTACTCAGAAGTTATTCCAACAACTCAACTTTCTGCCTATCCTGCTGTTGGAACAGAGAATGAGTGGGCAGTCAGCAGCAACTTGGTCGGTGAGCAACCCAGTACGTTCGTATGGGTAAGTGGCAGCAGAACGGCTCCGTATAAAATTGCCCCTTCTCATTTACGCTTTGTTCTTGCAAACATTCCATCGTCTGGACGTCTGCTCATCAATGGCAAAATCTGGAAAAAGCTAGACTCTGTGTTCACCTACACCGGAAATGGCTTTGACCTTGCTCAGCAGATTTCTGAGGCATTAGGTTCTTTGCCAAGTGGCACGCGTTTAGCTCATGTTGCCGATGTTCGCAAAGTTGAGCTCTATAATGGATCGGTCGCAAGAACCCTGGAGGTTCTGGATCTGTTTAATTACGAGCTTGCTAGCTCGATTTGGTCAAGGGGTGCTGTTGAGGATATCAGCCTTGCTGCTACCGAGTTTGCATTCTCGTCTACGACCGCAAATGCTGATGCTGCGCCAGTAACAGGCGACGTACTTTCTATATCTTATTATGTCGTATATGATGGCTCTGAGCGTATAACGATCTCAGCCGCCGGTGAGTCGATATCGGCAAACCGCTACGCATACATTGATGAGATTCGTGTGGATGCTGGATTCAGAAACATATCAAATGAAATTGCCGGTACGATTGCGGTTTTCCCATTAAACCAACCACAGACAAATACGCAATACACTACAGATTATGACTATGTGTCTCCCAAGCAGGGAGAGCGGCTCACAATTACCTACGATTATAATGGACTGCTCACTGATCTTATTTCTGTTGTTGAGCCAGTCCGCCCAATAGGTGCTGATATTTTGGTTAAAGAAAAGCAGACGGTATCGGTCTATATAGACGTCGATGTTGTTGCCATGGCGACCTTCACCGGCTCAACGTCTGTTCTGAAGTCAACTATTGAGCAAAATGTGATTAATTTTGTCAATGGGCAGAGCAGCGGAAATGACCTCGATGCCAGCGACATAGTGAACTCAATCTATGGAGTTGCTGGGGTCGACAGAGTCACAATTACACAGTTTAATACTACGGGTGGCACCGGCGTAGTTCAAACCATCTCTTCCGACAATTTGCATTATTTTGTCACTGAGTCTTTGACAGTGACGTTGGCTAGCAAATGATATTCTTTCCCACTACAATTTCTGTTCGTTCGCCAACCTATATTCAGATGGGATTTAACGCCGATGTTGGCGAAGTCACGATTGACAATTTCTTAATTACGGCCGACAGAAATCCAGATGATATCTTGACGGTATATTCTGTTGAGGTCAGAGGAAAAGTAGTTGATATTGTTTGCAGCCCAGCCTTTCCGTTGGCGTCTTATACAATATCGCTTAGGGACGGGGCCTCAGCATTTGCATCCTTGACTGGAGAGCTTCTTTCTGAAGATGCTGCAGCCAGCAAAGTTCAGTTCGTGGGACCAGAGGAAGCAAATCCTATAAGAGATAGGATGGGCCAAAATCTCACCTCGATCTACGATGCGTCTGAAAATAATGCATTACATGCTTATGTTTCTTCGATTTCCAAAGAGGTTCTTTCTGCTGTCACAGCAGTCAAGCAAACAAGTAATGCCTCCTATATAGAAGAAATTGCTACCGATATTGTGATGATACGCTCTGTTGATGCGGCTGATCGTCTCCCTGAAGAGTCAGCCTATCAAGTAGATCGCGTCGCGCGTGCTCCGACCGGCACAACAGCAAGTCGTGGCAACTTTGATTTCGAGACTGCCGACAGGACAAATCCTCTGTGGGATAGCTTTCCTTCTGCACCATATTTGCTTCGTCAAGTTATGGTGACAGAAGTGGTATCGAATATCGAGACAGTACAGAACAGCTTCACAGGGTTGACTGTCACGGTTGAACAGCCATACGTAATAGCTGTGCTAAATCTTTCCCTGAATCAGATGGGCGTAGATTATGTTTACGATATAACTGAGTATCCAGTCATGCTTCTGAGCAATCGCTATGATCCTGATTTTGCAGTAGTTAATACCAGGCTTGAATCAAACCAGATTCAAATCCCTCAGCTGGCTATAGACGAACTACATATTCCATATCCTACGTCCTCGGACGTGTGGACAATTACTTATTCTTATGATGATCGTGGAACGCGGGCACTTCAAGATCCTCGCATTTATTCCATTGAGTCTGCAGTTAGAGAGATAGCTCCTGCGGCAACAAATGTTTTCTCGTTAGCGCACCCTTTGATCGTAGATGCAACTGGCGCAACTCCATCTTCTGATGGAGTCGTATTTGCCTATCCTGCTGCGACAGCAACATCGATAGCTTATGCTGGAACGCATCCTGCCTTCAGGTTTGAGATTGAGTTTGATCGACTAAGCCCTCCTTCAAAACCAGGAGAATATGCGGTAGATTATTCGACTGGACAAGTGCTTGTTTTTGGAGAAGATATTACCGGAACCGGCACAGGAACGATCCCTCCTGCTGCCACATATCTCTATTCTTTTGAGAGGGTACCAGGAGTAGACTTTGTACTCGATACAGAAACTGACGAAATTGTAGCCACAGTAGATCGAAATCTAGCTGGTGAAAACGTATTCCTTGAGTATCGTTATGAGCAAGTTTTCCGCCCAGATACCGATTATATCGCAGAAGTTCACAATGAAGTAATTGAAGAGTTTGTAGAAAACAGATTTGTCGGACTAGATAGAATCAGGACTGAGCACTTTCCAATCACTGATGTTTTTACTATAACGAATGAAACTACTGGCGAGCAATATCGCGCAGCCGCATTTTCTCATAACGAGATCACGATTTCGGGCGATGAACTACCCAGAAGAGCAATCATTACTGGTGAGCCTGCATTGTTTTCATCAACGGTGGATGAGACTCTTTTGGTCGGAGATACTGTTTCTTCAGGTGTTCAGCCTGTAGTTAGAGTAATTCTTAAGAATAACCAAGTACTTGCCGCCACTGGCGGTTTCATCGGATCTGCACTTGATAGCTCGCTGATGCTCGACGGGACCTACTTCGTATCCGAATGGTTTTTTGACAAACTTGATACACTTGCTAACAATATTTTAAATCTGGGTACCGTAGGAGACTATTGCGTAGATTATCACGCCGGTTACCTCTATGTGAAAGTTAGTGCCAATATAGGCCCAGGGATAGGTACTGCATCTTATCGCTATGCTACTATAGAGGTTGGAAACCCATATGTAACTTCTGTCGATTCCGTCAGATATGCTACAAACGGTGGCCAGTCAACAATACTGGAACTACCATCTACTTTTTCGTCTACTGAGATCCTTCCTTTAGATTTGCCAGCCAGTACTGAGCAGTTTGTTGCCGATACTGATCTTCCGTTGATTCTTGGGAGCGTAGCATCTGGTAAATTAGGTTACTGGAGAATGGGCGAGGATATATTCAGAGCTTCAGATTCTCTTTTTGATAGTTCAGTAGTTGATGGATATCATTATCTCAGATTAGAGGGCGACAGCGATAAACTTATCATAGAGCTGATAGATTCGGTTTCAGTTAGGGTCGATATTGCTTTTTCTGATGATGCACAAGAAGCTGGCTGGCAACTCTATCAGATAAATCAGGCTTCTGAGTTTACTGTTGCTACGACCTATCCTGCACAATTTGTCAAAGGCGTGTACTTTACTTCCGAGGTTCAAACGTTGCCGGTCTCACAGGCAGCGAATCTCTGGCAATCTGAAACAGATAGTTTTTCGGACTACATCATTACTTCGGCCAATCCATTGCTGGATGGATATCCTGCCGGCACTTCTCTGACAGTAGTCTATGACTTTGGAACAATGTTTTTAGATTATGAGAGGCTCGTAGACAGCTTGCGAGTAAGTTATGAGTGGGGCGACAACAGCATTCGCTGGATCAACTCTCCAACGGTAGATTCAACATATTTTGTAACGTATCGCTACGGAGCTTTGCGCAGAGAGCTAAAAGAGAACTTTGCATCAATGCTTGGGCTTCAAGATTTGATTGATGCAGACATGGAGTTTCCGCGTGAGTCGGTCAGAGACCTCACCAAGGCAGCATACCAAATATTTTCTGGTGGACCGACGTACCGAAGTCTGTTGACGCTTGGCGAAACGCCTACGCTGATTAAACCGGACGTACAGGAGCTGAGCTTCGATGAGTGGACTCTCGGGCGCGATCACCTCTATGATGCAGCTCCGGCCATCGTAGGCGATCCTGCGTGGGGTTTGGGAAGGTGGGGAAGCGGGCTTGATACCAGCGCCACGTACCTCTCCGCAATAGGTGATAACGTTGTTGCGTATCGCAGTGGGGCTTTCTCGACCAGGGTACAAAATCAATGGTTCGGCATAAATAACAATGCTGATGTTACTTTCGATTTCGATGTCTCGGCAGAAGATATCTATATTGGAACATCTGGTTGGCATCCTGATACGGTTCCATTCACAATTTCTTCAACGGATGCTTTTCCTTTTGAGTCAATCGGCCGGCCATCTCAGTTTTGGTCTAAGCCAGGACTACATGTTTGGTTTGATGCCGAAGATCTTCAATTCAAATGCGCCTATGTGGGAGTTGCTGGAGAAACAGCAACTGGCACAATATCTACTGATGGAGAATTTGCCTATCGCCAGGATGGATATGTTGATGGATATGGGGTAGAGCAAACTGATGTAGTTAGGACTGGCCCAAGTCTGATTGAATGTCAGTTCAGTATCGACGGTTACGATTCATCATCGATTGCCGATGGTTATCTTGATGCTTTGGGGGCAGAGGTAATTTGGCCAATCTATTCTGATATAGTTGGTTTTGTTGCCTCGCATCCAAATTACTTCTTTGATACCGGAACTGTTGACGGCGGCAGGATGTCTTTGTTCAAAGATACTGCCGGATATCTTGTTTTCTCAGTTATTGATGAAAGCAATCACCGGTGGTCTATCTCAACCAACATCAGTGATTGGTTGCCTGGAGAAGACCACACTGTTGGAGCTAGCTGGAAGCTTAACTCCTCTACCTCTTCTGATGAAATGCATTTATTTGTGGACGGCAGAGAGACATCAAACATTATTCGCTGGGGAGGAATAGATCCCGGAACAGTCCCTTTTAGAAGCGTGGCTATAGAGGTTGTTGAACCGTCCCTAGTCAGGCCAATCGTATATGAAGTCAATGGAGTCAGCACAGCTGCTTCCTCCAGCTTTGTAGCCCAAGATACTGACTTTGTCGCCCTGGGAATATTGCCAGGAGATACCCTCACCATACTAGAAAATACAAATGACGGACTTGGAAGTCCATACACAATAACTGCGGTAGGAGATGGCTACCTAGACTTGTCATCACCCCTTACTCTTTCTCTTGACACAATCAGCTATGTAGTTAATCAAGGCGTCTACGCACTAGATACCAATCTTGATGCAAAGTTTGTAGTTTATGTCAATGGCATTGAAATAGCTGGACCAGATGCCACCATACCTATGTACTCTGTCGAAAGAGTGTCTGGAATGAATTACCTCACTGTTTGGGCAGATGCTCTTATTGGGGCAACCATAACTGCAGAAACAAGAGGCTTAACATTATCTAGGGCTAAATTTATGGTTGCGCGGTACTAAAATGTCAAACAAACTATTTACAAAAGGATCTGCCCCGATAGACATTGAAGCCGTCGATGTCTATCAAGTCTTGCTTGTCCGCTCAGCCTTGAAAGATACAGGCACGTTTGAGTTCAGCACAGGCACCCTGTCTGGCACATCAACAGTAACTGGCAGCATTGTTCCAACTATGCAACCAAGCAATTCTATCAAAGGCAAGAAACTTTTCGTCGAATTGCATTCAAGCAATCTTGGTGCTGGCCCCAATACAGTAACTATAAACGGAACCACTTTTAGCGGCGCAGTCACCGAAACATTAACGTTTTTGACAGAGGGCATTCAAACATCAACTGAGTTTTGGCTAACAGTCGCTTCGGTAGCTATTTCGGTCACGGCATCCAATTCCTCTTATCCTGCTGGAGCCCTTCAGTTACTTGAAGCGTTTCCAATGAATCGAGCCGAAAATGCCGGTGATTACTCTGAAGTTGAGTACAACAATGGGATATTTTCATTCTTTCAGGCAGGCACAGCGTTTGAGCAAGCTCTTCAAACAGGTCATTATCTTGTAGACTACCCTTCTCCAATATCTATACCTTTGACTGCAAAAGGCAACCTTACTATTGGCGCAGACCTTAATGGTGAGAATTTTGCAGAATGTATTATCGAGTCTCCTCAATTCTTTAATGCAAACCTAACGGATGCCAGGGTTGGAGAACTTGCCTCGATATTGACACATACTTCTCTACATACTCTGCCTAGAACCCCGACCCCCACAGATCAAACCACATTTTTGCTTGATCTTGATGGATCTGTTAAAGTAACTCATGAGAATCGCATAGCATTTTCCGGAACACATCAGACAGATATAGGATCAGTTAACTCTAGCTTTGGAGAGTCATTGGTTATAGACAAACCGTTTAGAATCAGTAATTCGTCGGAAATAATTGGGCCAAAAGAAGGCACGATTGAGTTCTTTCTTTCTCCATTACATGATACATGGGAATCTGATGGAAGAAATCGTCAAATATTTGATATAACAAATCTGTCTGAACTTGAGATTACCAGTACGACCGCTACTACGATACTGCTTCCATTTAAGATAAAATCAGTTCTAAAAATCTATCTGTCAGGCGACATTGAGAAGCAAGACCTTTCAGGGCAATACTCTCTACAGAAAGATAATCAAACAATCGTCCTTCCTACTGGACTGGCTCC